CCCGGCTACACATGGCCGGGGGCGCGCCCCTCGAACCCGGAGGAGACAACCATGGGCGTCCCCCTCGCCGACCCCCAGCGGGTCTGGAACTGGCTCGGCATCCCCGACTACGACCACACATCGCCCGACGGTGTCCGCGCCGCGGAAGTTGTCAGCACCATCTCCGACCTCGTCCGTGGCGAAGCGGGCCAGGGGGAATGGACCCTCGCCAACGTGCCGGCGAACGTGTCGGCGATCGTCCTCATGGTCGCCGTCGAATGCTTCTCCAACCCCGACAACAAGTCATCGGTGACGATCGACGACGTCACCCGCCGATGGGAGAACGGCGATCTCTTCTCCACGTCGCAGCTGGCCACAATCCGCTCGTTCCGCCCAGGCCGGGTGTCCGGGCTGTCTACGGCTCAGTTCACGCGAGGCCTGGACGCTCCATCGATCGCACTCCCGGACGGCACCACTCCGCCCCCGTTCGAGCGACTGACCGAGTCAGCGGCGAAAGCGCGCGTGATGGGGGGACAGCCGGTGGTGATGTATGACGGTCGCGGATACTGACCTGCGTCTCGCCCGCCGAGAGGCCGAGTCCCGCATGACGGACACCTTCACGGTGTCCCGCGCGACGGGCAACACGACGACCGACCCGGACACCCTGGTCGAGACGCCGGAGTACGCGACCGTCCTGACCGATGTGAAGGGCCGCTTTCAGTCGTCGAATGTGCAGCCTCGTGACGCTGAGACGCCGGGAGTTACTGCCGCCGAGAGTGCGTTGTCGTGGCACACGTCGGTCGCCACTGTCGGTGTCCTCACCGGCGACATCGTGGAATGCACCGCCGCCATCGATCCCGAACTGGTCGGTGTCCGGGCTCGCGTTGCGGGGCCGTTCATCAAGAGCCAGGCAACGGCGAGACGGTACCCGGTTGAGGTTCTGAGCTAGGAGGTCGCCGTGGCCAGCTTCGACTTCAGCGAGCTCAATAAGTTGGCTGCCGACCTTGGTGAGGTTTCCCGCACCGCCCGCCCAAATGTCAGGAAGGCAGTGCAGGTCACGGCGCACAAGGTGCGCGACTCCTGGCGGGAGAAGCTGCAGGGTTCAGCCACTCTCCCCGGCCTGCCCGCAGCGCTCAGTTACGACGTTGAGTCGAACGCTGGCGGCGTGGAGGCAGAGGTCGGGTTCGACAAGCAGGGCCAAGGAAATCTGGGCGTGTTCAGCGAGTACGGCAGCGTTAACAACGCACCGCGCGGGTTCGGTCTCGCGTCCCTCGAAGAGAATCAGGCCGACTTTGTGAAGGGCATCTTGATGGCCGTTGATGAGTCTCTGGACGAGGGCAACCTGTAGAATGAAAGCGGCCCCAAACCAGGTGGTGGAACACCTGCCGGGGCCTAACCCGCAATCAAGGTCTAGTTGATTGGAGGGCTGCGATGCAGTCTACCGAAACCTGTTCTATTGACGGATGTGAGCGCGTCAAACGATCTCGCGGTCTCTGCAAGCGCCACTACTACCAAGCGCGCGAAGACGGCTCAGTAGATCAATACTTCGATCCCCGCCGCGCCCCGCTGAGCGTACGGTTCTATTCCCGCGTCATCCCGATGCCGAACGGGTGCATCGAATGGGGCGGTTCACGTGTGGCGGGAAAGTACGGTCAAATCAAGTCTGGCCCGAAGATGCTGAAGGCGCACCGGGTTGCATGGGAGTTGACGCACGGGCCCATCCCGGATGGTCTGATGGTTTGTCACCATTGCGATAACCCGCCTTGCGTCAACGTCGATCACTTGTTCCTCGGCACCGGCAAAGACAATCAGCAGGACATGGTGCGCAAGGGGCGCAAGGCTGATCACAACTCGCCCAAGACGCACTGTCCTCGCGGTCACGCCTACGACGCAGAGAACACTCACCGAACGAAGGATGGTAGGCGCATTTGCCGATCATGCGATCGGCTCCGCCACAGGCGATCCCGTAGGGGGTGACGAATTGCTGCAGCACACGCAGGCTGTCCGCGCGAAGATCCAGGAGGTGCCGGCGCTGGCGTCGAAGACGTACACGGGCCGCGCGCCCAGGGATGCTCAGGGCAAGCTTCCAGCGGCCCCGTTCGTGGTCATCCACCCCGCGGACGGGATCGACGACGCCGACCGCCTCACGGGCCCCAGGAGTGTTCAGAACCCTCGCTTCACCATCCACGTCGTCGGGTCTTCTTCCGACAACGTGCAGACCATCACGGCGGCGGTGAAGGCCAAGTTCGTTGTCAACGGGTTCGGGGTTGCCCCGGATGTGCCGGGGGAGGTCACGTCGCGGTTGACGTGGTCCAGCCCCGTCCCGATCCAGTGGGACCTCGACGTCCAGCCACCGGTGCCATACCAAGTGATCGAGATGTCGTTCGTGAGCGAGCCCGCGGCATGAGTACCCGCACGATCGTGGTGTCGGTAGGGACGCCATTCGCAACGGGCGAGGAATGCCCGGTATGCCTGTTCGACTCGGTCCACGCGGTGTTGGTCATGGTGCAAAGCCAGAACCCGCGGTTCCTGTATGCCTGCGGTCGACGGTGCGGCTGGGATCCGCCCGCCCGCCTCCAAGACTGAGCCCTGCGGGGCTCTCACTGACGCCCTCCGGGATCACCGGCAGGGCCAACCGACCCCCGGTTGCGGGGAACATGAAAGGAGTGGCTCATGGCTGATGTTGCCGAGCCTTATGGAGGTCCCCCCGCCGTCGATCAGACCGGGAACCTCACCATCTGGGCAATCCCCGCTGGCACTGCGGGCGTGAACCTGGATGCGATCACCGCCGCGAACCTCGGGGCGACGACCGCCAAGCGGATCACGTACTCCTTCACGGAGGACGGGTGGAACCCCTCGCCTACCCAGGCGAAGCTCACCGACAATCGCCTGACGTCGCCGCAGGGACGCCAGTCACTGGACCGTGTCGTGAACGAGGTCCCCGACATCACCGTCGTGGATTCCAGCGACGCTGCTTCTGCCGCTGAGATCCTGAAGGCCGGCGGCGACTGGATCTTCGTGGAGCGCCGCAATGTGCCCCAGACCACCCTTGCCGCCGCGGCGCAGAAGGTGCGTGCCTACTCGCTGTCGCTGGGCACGCAGCGCCCCGGCCCGATCACGAACACGGGCAAGTTCACGAAGCAGCACGCTGTCGCCGTGAACTACATCTCGGCCGAGCACGCTCTCAGCTGATAACCCCTGTGGGGGTGCTTCCACCGGGCACCCCCACAGGCTCCTCCTTGCACGGTGGGAACGGTGGATCTAATGAACTTCGACGAACGACTTGCCGCAGCCGCGGCAAAACCTCGCCCGCACCGTGATGTCACGGTGATCCTCGACCAGGAGGCCGCAGCGGAGCGGGACGCCATACTAGAGCGGCTCGCGGCCACTGAGAAGACCGACGCCGAGGATAAGCGCCTCGCGGCTCCTGCGCTGGATATGGAGGCCGTGCAGCGCGCTCTCGATGCTGTTGAGGAGTCCGCGCGTGACTCGATGGTGACACTCCGATTCGTGCGTCTCCCCGGCGATCTGTGGGCTGACCTGATCTGGAAGTACCCGCCGAAAGAAGCCGAGCTGGACAAGTTCTACGGCTACGACGTGAACGGTGTTGTGCGGGCGGTGACAGGCCTCGTCGCTGAGGACGGGGAGCGTTTCGCGTTCCGCGTCGAGGATGGCGAGAACGTCCCCTTGGCTCCGGAGAAATGGGCTGTGCTGTTCCGCACCATCACGGGCACGGAGGCTGCATCGATCCGTGACGCCGTGTTCGCGTTGAACGAGTGGGAACCGCAGCAGCGGATCGAGACAGCGCTAAAAAGCTACGGGGTAGCGACGCGCTCCGAGAAGAAGTAGCTGCCGCCGCGCGCCTCGGAATCTCGTTGCGCAGGTTCCGAGGGTGGCAGCCCCAGACGTTCTACGTGTACGACGGCGACCGCATGGTTTCGTCCTACACGGAGCCCGAGTGGTCCGACGAAGACCGCGACATGATGCTCGCTCACACCCGACTTGAGCTTCGGACCGGGCCCAGCGGTGAGTACCTTCCGGAGGCCACCAGCGACGCGGCTAGTCCTGAGAATGCGACTTCACCTGGGTATGGGTACGTCGCGAAGGGGCCGTTCACGAACTGGGCTCAGAAGGCGAAGCAGGACGCGTGGGATGCGCGAAAGAAGTCGCTTGGTGAGAACGCCAACATGAACGGCGTGTACTTCACCGTGGACCGGTTCGACTACTGAAGAGTCGCGAACTGGATCTCGACGCCATCGGCAACGCATGACCGCTCTACCGACTCGATAGCGGTGTTGACTCCGTCCACTTCGCCCCAGAATGCAATGTCGACGTAGTCGGGCCAGCGCTCAACAAGGTCGAGCATGCGCACTTGAGTTTCCTCGCTTGCCTTGAGTGCTACTTCATCAAAGCGGCCTCGCAGCGTGTCCCATCGGGCTATGTCGTCACTGTTCAGAGCGCCGGGCATCTGAAGGATCAAGTCCCGGAACTCAGTGCAGGCGGCGAAGTTTGCCGGACGAGTGACGGTCGGCGACGGCTTGGGTGTTTCCGTGGCCGGCTGGGCCTGCGTGGCGCACCCCGTCAGCGTGACAGCCACAAAGGCCAGGGCAGTAAGCGCGCGCGTCTTCATGGCAACGACCCTATTGGAGGTGTTCCTTGGATCGCACCGTGAAGGTGAGTCTTCTCGCGAACGTCTCCAACTACGTCCGTGGGTTCAACGAGGCCGATGCGGCGACGAAGAAGACTCGGGACTCGGCGGCGCAAGCAGCCGCGAAGCTGCAGGCTCAGCGCGACGTGATGGAGGCTACGGGGCGCGGAGCGATCGTGTTCGGTGGCCTGATCGCGGCTGGCATCGCTGTCGCCGTGGCGAAGTACGCCGAGTTTGACGCTGCTATGTCGAACGTCATCGCGACTGGTGATGACGCGCGCGAGAACCAGGAAGCGTTGCGCCAGGCAGCCCTCGACGCAGGCGCCTCCACTGTCTTCTCCGCGACCGAGGCGGCGAACGCGATCGAAGAGCTCGCGAAGGCGGGCGTGTCCGCGAACGACATTCTCGGCGGCGCACTTGCGGGTTCTCTCGACCTCGCCGCAGCGGGACAGCTGGGCGTGGCCCGTGCCGCAGAAATCACATCGACCGCTCTGAATCAGTTCAAGCTTGATGGTGGCGACGCCGCGCAGGTCGCGGATGTTCTCGCGGCTGGCGCTGGCAAGGCGATGGGTTCAGTGGATGACCTCGCGCAGGGGCTCAAGTTTGTGGGTCCGGTCGCGGCGTCCATGGGTGTCAGTCTCGAGGAGACGACGGGCACGCTCGCGTTGTTTGCCCAGCAGGGCATTATCGGCGAGCAGGCAGGCACGTCGCTTCGTGGTGTCTTGTCCTCGCTGACCTCTCCGTCCGTCCAAGCGCGACAGGAGATCGAGCGGCTAGGGATCACTCTCTACGACTCGCAGGGCAACTTCCTGGGTCTCCAGAACGCCGCTGGACAACTGTCTGAGGCGTATTCGCAGATGGACGGAGCGTCCCGCGACGCCTCTCTGGGGATCATCTTTGGGCGGGAGACAGTCACCGCCGCGACCGCGCTCTACCAGGCCGGCGCATCGGGTGTGCAGGAGTGGACCGAAGCGGTCGATGACTCGGGTTATGCCGCCGAGGTGGCCCGCACCCGTCTGGACAATCTCAAGGGTGATCTGGAGGCGCTGTCGGGCGCAATCGACACCGCGCTCATCCAGTCCGGTTCGACAGCGAATGACACGCTCCGGGCCATGGTCCAGATCCTCACCGAACTGGTGAATGGATACTCGGAGCTTCCCGAACCGATCCAAGCCACGGTGATGGTCGTCGGCGGTGCTACTGCCGCGATAACACTTGCAGGCGGCGCCGCACTGGCGGCGGTCCCCAAGGTAGTAGCGCTCAAGAATTCCTTCTCGGACGCGGGCATCTCCATGAGAAGCACAGCGCTCACCGCGGGTGCGGCCGGACTGGCCCTGGGTGGTCTGATCACACTCGTTGGTTCGCTGGCGACCGCGCAGGCGGAGGCCCGCGCCCAGACCGAGGCGTATGCGGACTCGTTGGAAAGCGGCACCAACCGGGTCACTGAGGCAACGCGCGAGCTTGCGGTGGAGGCACTGGCGGCGCGACCGAGCATCCTCGGCCTGTTCGAGGATCGTTCTGGTTTCGACCGGGCTACACAGCTTGGTATTGATCTGGACTTGGTCACTGACGCGGTCGCTGGCAACGCTGATGCGCTTCGGGAACTGAACGGTGTTTTGACGGAGTACGAAGCGAAGCAGTTCAACTCCTCAAAGGCTGACCAGAACGCCGCGGAAGCCGCGCAGGCTCTTCGGTCCGTTGTTGAAGGCCAAATCGGTTCGCTTGAGCGGGCCGTGGAATTGAATGAGCAGAAAGCCGACGCTGAGTCGGAGTCTGCCGATTCGTCGAAGACGGCGGCTGAAGCCTATCTGGAGGCGGCTAGTGGAGCCGAGGAACTCAACTCCACGCTGGATGATCTGATCGAGACCATCAACGAGGCCAACGGGGTGGGTCAGGACGCGATCTCGCAGAACCTTGCCTACCAGGATGCTTTGGCGAAGGTGGACGAGGTAATCGCGGCCGGTACTGCGACGTTGGATCAGTCGACTCAGGCGGGTCGAGACAACCTGGGGATGCTGAATGACCTCGCGGCCCGAGCCATCTCGGCGGCGGAAGCGCAGCTAAGGCTCGATGGTGATACGGCCCGGTACAAGGAGACTCTTGAGGCGAGTCGCGGGGCGCTTATCGAGCGTGCCCAGCAACTCGGGTACAACGCTGACGAGGCGGCTGCTCTTGCTGATCAGATCCTCCGCATCCCTTCGGCAACCGAGTGGCAAGCAATCGTTGAGACGGTTGCGGCTCAGCAGAAGCTTGATCGGTTCATCTTCGCGAACGATGGTCGTCGGATCAGCCTGTACGTTGACCAGGTTTCAGGGCGGCAGGTCGCTGGTGGAAACATCGATGTCGCTCGTGCTTCCGGAGGCCCGGTCTATGGGCCGGGTACGGAAACCTCCGACTCGATCCGCGCGCTTCTGTCTCACAATGAGCACGTGGTCACAGCTCGCGAGGTTGCAGCCATCGGTGGCCACGGCGCGATGTACGCGCTTCGTCGCGCGATGCTCTCCGGCGCGTTGCGAGGCGGGCCTAGGGGGTTCGCTGGAGGTGGCGCGGTCAACTTTGTGCAGCCCCAGTACATGTCGAGCCCGAGCATCACTGTGCCCGCCCCGGTCGTGACGGGTATTCAGGATGGTCAGGCGGTGAGCATCGTCATTCAAGACGGGCCGACGCTACGTGGGTACATCCAGGCGGAGGCCTCCGTGGTGACTGGGCAGGCGCTTCGGGATCAGCGGGTTCAGGGCGAGATGGGATCACGGAGGTAGCACTGTGGCGGCACCCACTCTCACCATCGACACCACCGGAAATCCGCGTGTGGAGGTCTTCCTCGACGCGGGAGATGTGGACCCGGGAACGACGCGGCTGCGGCTGTGGCGGTACTCCGAGGGTCGGGAGTGGCTGGTCCGGGGTGGTGTGGACATCGTCCCCGGGGTGGCCGCTCTCGACTGGGAGGCACCCTTCGGGGTGCCATCCCAGTACCGGGGTGAGATGTTCGCCGCCGACGGCACACAGATCGGTTTCACCGAGGTCGAGCAGACACTCCTCAACGTCGACACCGTATGGGTGCATAACCCCCTCGTCCCAACCAACGCCGTCAACCTCGGCACGTTCGGTCTCCTCGACGTCGACAACACCCTCACTCGACCCACCGTCGGCGAGGTCGTCTACGGCGAGGGCGAAACGGTCGGGCGGCGCATCGGCGCCGGCCGCCGCGGCGTCACCGGCAAACAGTTCGGGTTCGCTGTCGAGACGGTGACGGATGCGGACGCACTGCAGCGCATGCTCGGCGGGTACGAGACTGCCCAGGTGGGTGTGTTGTGCATCCGGACACCGCCGCCCGCACGGATGCCTCGGACCTTCTTCGCGTCGGTGTCGGAGCCGAACGAGGTGGACCGTGATGCCCGGTGGGGTGGGTCCCGCACGGACCTGCTGTTCACCGCGACGGAGGTGAAGCCACCGTTCCCAGGACTCACGACGCCGCTGCTGACCTATTCGGATCTCGATGCCGCCTTCAGCACCTACTCGGCGATGGACGCGGCGTTCTCGTCGTACTCCGACCGGGATCGCGCATACGAATACGCCGGCGTCGCTGGTTGACAGGAGGGCCGCATGCGTTTCGGCTCCCCAGAACTGGTCCAGGTCCTCACCGGCTCGTTCGACTTCCACTACACCGCCGACGTCCTCTACAACGGTGAGCGTCGCATCCAGGATCTTCCGATCACGGATGTGCGGTGGCGGGAGGATGCGGACGCGAACATCCAGCACTCCGGGTCCTGCACGGTGGTGTGGTCGGACGAGTTCGCTTCATCGATCAGCCCTGACGAGATCACAGACACCCTCGCACCGTTCGGCGCGCAACTGGTCGTGTACGCGTGGGTCAGGGCGGGTTCCTTCGAGGAGCGGGTCGAGTACGGCCGGTTCGAGATCACCGACATCCCCTCGGCCCGGGACGAGTGGTTCGAGTTCCGCGGTGAGTGGCTGGTTGCTGGGTCCGTCGTCGAGCTCGAGCTGCGTGACCTCTCCGCAGCTGTCGCGGAGGAGACGTTCGACTCCCCAGAGTCACCGCAGGCGCTGGACTCCACCTGGAACGAGGTGGCACGGCTCACCGGTTTCCCCGTGCTGCGGACGGTCCCGGATGTTCCGATCACCCGCTCCGTGCTGTACCCGGACTCGAAATGGGACGCTACCTACGAGCTCGTTTCGGTGATGCTCGACGCGGTGCCGCACGTCAACCCGAACGGTTCCTTGTCGGCTCGTCCGAACGTGTGGCCGGCGCCGGTGTCGCAGCTGCGGATGGGTGAGGGGCTCGTCGCGGTCGCCGGTTCGATGAGTCAGCGGGGAGTTCAGAACCGTGTTGTGGTGCGAGCTCAGCAGGGTGAGGAGATCCTCGCCATTGCGGAACTCACAAATGGGCCGCTTCGGGTCCGCAACGACGACGGCACCGTGTCGCCGTACCGGGCGCGCACGCGCTACCTGTCGTCGGAGTTCGTGACGAACGAAGCGCAGGCGCGTGAGTGGGCGGATGCCGAGCTGGCGAAGGTCTCCGTGCTCCGCGCTCGCACGTTCACCGTGGTTGAGACGTTCAACCCGCTGCGGGAACGCGGTGACGTGATCGATGTGGAGCGGCCCACGAAGTGGCTGCACGCCCGTGTGGTGTCGATCGACCGGTCTTCGGGTCCGACGCAGACGCTCACGGTCGAGGTCTCCGGTGACACCCCACGGGTGATGCCGCCGCGGGTGCCGTGGCCGCCGTTCCTGTTCGAGGCGCCGTTCACGGACGTGTTCACAGACATTTTCTAGGGGGCTCGCATGGTGGAGTTCCTCGCTGCCCGCTTCCGCGGGTTGGATGACGACCGCCGCGCAGTCGTCGAGTTCTCCGGTGGCCGCGTCCCCGCGTACATCCTCGCTGGCGTCCCACAGCTCGACGACACCGTGTGGGTGCAGGTGCTGGACGGTGTCGCATTTGTCCACGGGCCCACCGTCCCAAAACCCGATGAGGGCGGGGTGCTGAGCGCCTCGGGGGGTTCCGCGGTTGTCCAGACGGACATCGGCGACATCAACGCCAGCTACGACAACGGCCTGCTGCTGTTGAACCCCGGGTACATCGTCCACCTCGTGTGGGGCCCCTCTGGGGCATGGATTGACGGTGTCAAGGTCGCGTACACCCCACCGGCGCCGCCACCACCGCCGATCACGACGCCGACGGTGCGGACGGTGGAGTTCGGTCCTATCGACTCCGGTTCCTTTCAGTCCGGTTACGGGTGGCGCACCAACGAGGTGTGGTCCTCGGCAAGCAATCAGGGCGGATGGTTCTACGGCCCCGCGTTCCGCGACACGATCCCGGACGCTGCGGTCGTCCACGGCGCCCAGATCTACCTCCCGCCGCCTACCCGGCTGCTGGGCGCGATGCCTTTCGGGCGGCACGACTGGGACTACAAGCCGGGCGGCGCCATGACGGTGCACTCCACGTCGACACTGCCGGGAACGTCGGGGTGGGTGAACATCCCCACCGCCCTCATCGACCACCTGAAGCAGAACCCGGGCGGGCTCGGGTTCAACTACGGCGGCTACAACATCTGGCCCGGAACGCAACGCGACGGCATGTCCGGGCGGGTGCGGGTCACCTTCGGATAGGAGCAGGCATGGGTTACAGCGCATCCGGCGGGCCCAAGGGTCTCGGCGTCTTCAACAACACCCCCCAGACAGCCGCGGACCTGAACCAGCTGGTCGCACTCATCGCCCGCGGAGGTAACTACCGTGGTCCGCTGACCGAGGCGGAGCGGGACGCGATCAGCGGCGCCGCTCTCTTCGCTGGGCTCATGGTGTACAACACCACCAAATCGCAGCTCGAGATCTTTACGGGGGCCGGTTGGCAGCTGATCTGGAACGACACCGGATGGCAGACCCTCCCGCTCGCGTCCGGGTGGACCGTCGAATCCGGCGACACCCCCCAATACCGAGTCCGTGCCGGCTACCTCTCCTTCCGAGGCCGCCTGGACGCCACGACCGGCGCACCGAACCTTCCTTTCACGATCAACCTGCCGGTGGGCGCTCGGCCGAGCCGCGCGGTCCCACAGCTGATCGGCACCACCGGCGGCAGTGGCGCCCAGTTCGTGATGAACGTCGGCACGGATGGGGAGATCACGATCTTCAAGTTCTCCAACGCGGTCAACGACATCGCCCTCTCCGGCTTCGTGCCGTTCCTGCTCGCCTGATCGGAGAAGCGATGAGCACCCTCCGATTCCTCAACGGGTCGTACAACAAGGCGTCCGGAACCCGGGACGCGTTCGGAGCCCTCTCCGACGCTCTGGTCGCTGAGGGGCACCCAGAGATGCGTGTCACCTCGGGAGACCGAGAGACCTTGGATCAGATAGCGATCTTCGTCGACCGGTACGAGCAGCGCGCCACCGGGACCGGTCCGTACGGTGATGTCCGCTACTGGGATGGGTCGCGCGACGGCTACCCCGGCGGCACCCGGTGGGTGCGCGTCAAGGCAGGCGGGACCGTCGCCGCCCCGCGCACGTCGAACCACGAGGCGCGCCGGTCGAACGATCTTGCGATGCCGTACAACAGCGACACCGCCGCGCACGCCCGCGCACGCCAGCTCGCTCCGCGCTTCGGGATCGAGTGTGACGGGATCAACTTCGGCGAGTGGTGGCACTGGACCTTCTGGGGTCACCTCGGCACCATCGGGCACCTCGCCGGTGGGGCAGCCACACCTTTCAACCCGGTCACCTTCCTGGAGGGATTCACCATGGGCAACCCGATCATCAACGTGGTGCCGAAGAACGGCGCCAAGCGGGACGACGGTGCTCTGTTCATCGGCCGCGACGACGGCACCTTCGAGCAGTACACACCGCCGTACGCCGCCAACATCCGCGGCATCCTCTCTCACGTTTTCCTCGGAGCGGCCGACGGCGGCAAGGACACCATCCCAACCCTGTCCGCGCACGACTTCGAGGCGGTCAAGCGCATCTGGAAGACGATGTGCACCGGCCGCACCGACGCTGACGCGGTCTGGAACCACCAGATCCCGGCGCTCGACGCTGACGGCCGCCCCGAGAAGCGTGAGGACGGCTCCGCCGTCAAGTTCGCGGCGTGGGGCTACGCGGCGTCGACGAACGCCCAGGTGAACGCGCTCCGCAACCCCGAGGTGGACGGCGAGCCCACCTGATGCCCGAAGAGCCGTCGATCCCCGTTATCGTCGAGCGGCTCGCGAACGTTCAGGACGACGTCACCGAGATCAAACGGAACATGGCGACGCGCACCGACCAGGCGCACGTCGACGACCGGATCAAGGATCTTGTGGCAGCCCTGGCGTCGGAGCGGGCGGAGCGTGTCGCAGCGGTAGAGAAGGAAACCCTCGCACGTAACGCCGCTGTCGAGAAGGAAGCCGGGGAACGGAAGAAGGTCGCCGAGCGCTTGCAGGTGGTCGAGGACCGCATGGAGGCGCGGAAGTACAACGTCGGCATCGCGATCGCCCTTTCCGTCCTCGGTTCGGGTTTGGGTGTCATCGCTCTCGCCTTCCGACCACTGTTCGGAGGCTGACCTTGACTCGTGCATTCCGCGCCCGCGCGCTCTTCATCGCCCTCATCATCGCCATGTCGGTGTCCCTGCTCGCGCTCGGGACGTTCACGATCGTGAACCTGTCCACCCGGTTGTCGGCCGCGAACGACCGCAACACCCGTCAGGCGGAACAGATCGATGTCCTCCTCGACGACCTCCACGCATCACAGCTAAACGCTCAGGACCTGTACGACCAGCTGCTCGAGCTCGGCCAGGACCCAGATGGCGACGCACCCGAAGATGTCGTAACCGTCCCCGGGGAGGCGGGCGAACCGGGTGAGACCGGCGCCAGGGGCCTTCCCGGACCGCCGGGACCCGCAGGTGAACCCGGCCCACCGGGGGAACCAGGCGTGGACGGTGCCGACGGGGCCACTGGTGAACCGGGAGCAGATGGCGCCACCGGAACACCCGGCGAATCCGTCGTCGGCCCACAGGGGCCAGCAGGCCCCGCAGGAGCCCAAGGCGAACCCGGCCCCGCAGGCCAGTCCGCGTTCCCGTTCACCTTCACCTTCACCGACGCGCTCGGCACCCAGCAGACGTGCGTCATCGCATCACCCACCGAGGGCGTCTGCACTCCCGCAGCGCCCGAATCGATCGAGTGACCAGGAGGTCATCATGAGCACCGAAGACATCACTACCGGACCCGGTTTCGTCGCGCGCGCACGCAAGGCGTTCGTCGCCGGAGTCACTGCTGTAGCCGCCAGCATTGGTCCCGCCATCGTCGTCGCCGGCGCGGACGGCGTCATCGACTTCTCGGGCGAGATCGTCCCCCTTGGCGTCGTGGGCCTCACCCTCGGCCTCGGCGCGTTCCTCGCCGTCTACGGCACCCCCAACGCCGAGTAGTCGTGCGTCGTGGTCAGGTTCACCAGTGTCGTGCTGGTGCTTCTCATCGCCGCCGAGCTGGTGAGCCTGGCCGTGTACGTGCCCTTGCTGTTCTGACCCTCGCCCTCGCGGCGTTCACGCTTCTCTTCTCGCCTTCGGAGGTCCGATGACCGTCGAAAAGGACAGATCTTCGATAGAATGAGAACGGCCCCAAACCAGGTGGTGGAACACCTGCCGGGGCCTAACCCTGAATCGAATGCGACTCGATTGGAGGGCTGCGATGCAGTCTACCCACCCCCATTGCTCGATCGTCGGGTGTGACAAGCCTGTCAAGGCGCGCGCCATGTGCGTGATGCACTACAAGCGTGTGATCAAACACGGCGATCCCCACTACACGCCCCCGACGCCCGAGGACACTTTCTGGGGCCAGATCGACAGGAGCGACCCCGACGCCTGCTGGCTCTGGGACCGCGTCATCGGCACAGGTGGGTATGGCTATCACAACTGGCGTGGCCGGACGGTGCGCGCCCACCGGGTGTCCGTCCTGATCGACGGGCGGACCATCCCGGACGGAATGCAGGTCGACCACACCTGCCGAACCCGCTCTTGCATCAACCCCCGTCACCTCGAAGTCGTCACACCGCGCGAGAACAAGCGCCGCGGCAATGAACACTCGGGCATTGGGCAGTACAAGACGCACTGCCCCTCAGGGCATCCCTACGACGAAACGAACACGTATACGAGTCGCAACGGGGCCAGGCATTGCCGAGCCTGCAAGGTTGCGCGGACGAAAGAGTGGCGCAATGACCGTCGTAAATCTTCACGCAACGGAGCAGATGCTGGGGGGTAACCAGCCAATAGCTCGCGGGGAAGTCATAGCCGAATTCTGGGCTGGTGATCGGCCGTTCCAGAACGTCACCGGCGCGCAGGTGGTGTTCCCGCAGGCGATCATCGTCCAGATCGTCGACGGGGTCCCGGAGCAGGAAATCGACCTGATGCCGACCGCTGGTGTCTGCTGCGTTCGCTGGCGGATCCGCGGTGCCGGTTCCACGGTGGAGCGGTTCACGGAGATCCCCGCAACTGGGCCCGTCGACTTCGGTGCGCTCACCGTCGTGGACCCGCACCTCTACAGCCCTGTCGATCCGACACCGTCCCTCCTCGACTACATCACTCAGGTCGCGCAGAACGCGACTGCTGACCGTTTCTGAACCCCGGAGGCATCCATGGCTGTAACCGAACCGAACGCTTCCGAGACGGTCAACTCCGGCGAGCTCGGACACGTCGCCCACACCCGCCGGCTCGCGAAGCTCGCGAACCAAGCGAAGGCGGAGATCAACGGCCGCCTGTCCGATGATGCCCTTTCTGCCACGTTTGCAGGCCTGCCGGGGGCAACCGTCAACGGGCTCACCGGCTGGTTCCACGCGGACGGGATGGGTATTGCCGGTGACGGAGTGACGAACGACACCGCCGCGATCCAGGCCGCTGTGAACACCGCTGCGGCAGCGAGCCGGCGCCTTTACTTCCCGCGGGGCTCGGGCGCGTACCGGATCACATCGACCATCACGGTTCCGGACAACGCCGAGGTGGAGCTCGCGCCGGGTGCCGCGTTCTCGTTCGCGGTAGGGGTGGCGTTCTCGATCGCGGGTGACAACGTGCAGTTCCGCGGGGGCGAGTACATCGCAGACGCGTCGACGCGTGCCGCGTTCTCTATCGCCGACTCGGTGAACGGGGTCACGATCGCGGACATCATCTGCACTGAAGCGACCGTGCTGCAGCGCACCACGTCGTCGTATGCGTCAGCGACCCCGGACAAGCTCGCCCGGAACATCACCGTTCAGGGGGTCCGCGCGCACGCTTCCTCGGCGACGACGACCACTGCCATCCGGGCCCAGTTCGTCGACGGGATGCTGATCTCGGACTGCACGATCTCGGGGTACCGGCACGGGATCGCGTGGTGGGGAGGGGACTCCAACCCCGCTGTTGACGGCAGTGTGGATGCGGAGCGCCGCACCCGCAACATCACAATCACCGGGAACACCATCACCGACGTAACAATGGGCGGTATCTGGGGCTCGATGGGCGAACACGTCACCGTCACGGGTAACACGGTGCTCCGCTGCGGGGATGTCGGGATCGACGCGGAAGGATCCTACGATGTCACGATCAGCGGCAACACCGTCGCGGACTGCACGTTCGGTGGGATCACCACGTTCTTCCTGAACCGGAACGTCACGATCGCCGGCAACTCGATCGCCGCGTTCGGGAACACCCCATGCGTGAAGGTCTACAACTCCCAGTCAGGCTCGTACCAGGCCAACTACGGGATCACGATCAGCGGCAACTCGATGCGCGCGACCACGATGGCGGCAGCCTGGGCCGCTTCCACCGCCTACGTTGCCGGGGCTGTTCGTGTCAACGATTCTGGCAAGACTTATCGCGCCACCACCAGCGGCACCAGCGCCGCCTCCGGCGGTCCCACCGGCACCGGCACCACTATCACGGACGGCACCGTTACCTGGACGTATGTCGGCGTCGCTGAGCCGGCCCAGATCAACATCGAGTCCTCGCTGAACGTGCTTGTTGAGGGCAACTCGCTGACGAACGTTCGCATCATCGCGGACGCGACATCGGGGAACTACGCCGGCCTTACCGTCACCGATAACGTGCTGACGTTCCTGCACGCCGCGACCACCGCGTTCCCTGCCATCAGCGTCGGCAAAGCACGCATCCACTGGGGCCACACCGTCAAAGACAACCGGGCGTTCAGCCTCGTCACGCAACCCACCGGGAATGTCGCCATCCGGGTTGCGAGCGATGACGCGAACTCGTCCCCGCAGTACCTCGTCGAGGGCAACGACGTCCGCGGTTTCGAGACCGACATTGCCCTTGTGCTCGGCGGCTCTAACGCTGGCCAGGGTGCACGGGTCATGGTCCGCGACAACAAGTTCCAGGCGTCGCCCGTCATCAGCACCACGTTCAGCGGCACGTACACCGGCACCGTCCGGTGGGAAGGGAACCGCAACGGCTCCTGGCTGCCCTACCCCCTCGCAGTACCCACCGGGGTAGGTAAGTGGGAGCGAGGGCAGCAGATCGAAGACGACGACCCCGCAGCCGGCGGCAACATCGGCTGGGTCTGCACCACCGCGGGTTGGACCGGTATCACGGCGTGGGCAGCCTCAACCGCCTACACGGTCGGTGACCTGCGCACGAATGACTCCGGCAAGGTCTACGCCTGCACCACCGCCGGGACATCTGCCGCTTCTGGTGGGCCCACGGGAACCGGCACGGCAATCTCTGACGGGACTGTCACCTGGCGGTATGTCGGCGTGCAGGCGGTGTGGAAGACGTTCGGAGTAGTTGCCGCATAGCCCGGTCCCGATCGGCGATCGTGGTAAGACTGGTGGCGTGACTATCACCTATCGCCCCACCCGGATCAGGTTCGGGCGTGCCAGTGTGGCCACTGCCGAGCGTCTGCGGGAACCATTTCAAGATGCCGTGAAGATCTCGCAGCCGAGTGTTGGTGTGGTCGCGATGGTTTCGGCTGCGGTGATCGCGTTGCTCGTCTCAATTCCCGGCGTGCAGTCCGACGTTATGCGCCCGATCGACCTGATCGGCGTCCTAGCGTGGGTTGTAGCGCTCGGTGGGCGTGGCGGGAGGCTCGCTAGGGTCCTCCTGATCGCGGCAATCGCGGTCGTGACAACCTCTGTCGCTGCGATGTGGCTGTACCCCAGCAGCATCGTGGCGAATCAAGCGCTGCTGCTGATTCGATTCCTCGCAGTCCTTGGGCCGCTCGCCGCAGTGTATGTGGCGAGACTTGATCGTCGGCAGGGGCGGCGGTTGATCAACGTGTGCGCGGCCGCGACAGTGCTGGCGTGCGGCTCGGCCATCGTGGGGTACCAGGCCAACAATCCGGGTACCTACGCACACCAGACTTTCTTGGATGGCTCGGCGGGCGGACTCGTCCACAGGCTCGGTGGGTGGGTAGGCGAGTCTGGGGCGTACGGTGCGCTAGCTGTGGTGGCCTCGTTCGCGATCGCAATTGCATTCGCTAGCAGCCGTGTGCGACTGCTGGGGTACTCGGCAGGTATTGCCCTACTCCTCATCAGCTACACGCTGTCACTCGCCCGTGTGTGCCTGATCGCCGCGGGAGTGATGCTTGTCTGCGTCCTGGTCGCCGAGTACCGTCGGGCATCGTTCTGGTTGCTGTTCATGCCAGCCGCGGTGGCCGCGTTCTTCCTCGCGTCAGCAGCCGGCGTGATGCCCGAGCTGTCGGCTGCTTCGCTTGATCGGCTCGACATGTCCGGGGGCAATTTCACCTCGAGCCGTAGCGAACATTGGGCGCTGATCTTCCAGGCGTTGGCAGAAACTGGGGCGTTGCTGACTGGGCTTGGTGTACGAGGCGCAAACGCGCTACTACAGTTGCCCACCGAGAACCTCTTCGTCGCCGCGATTGCGGATTTTGGCGTCCTTTTCGGCATCGTGTTCCTGCTCATCATCGGGAAGATGTGGGTCGACTTCTCGCGCGACGCCCGCGCGATTCCGAGTCCACCAACGAAGATCATGGTGAGGGGCATGCTCATCGCTGTTCTCTTGCAATGGATGTTCAACGACGTTCCCACCTACTACCAGGCCTTCCCCTTGTTTGCGCTTACGCTCGGGGCCGCGCTGTCGCTGGGCACCCCGCCCGCGTTCGACCATGCGGTCCTAAGCCGCGGGCTATCGCGCCATCGTTCCCGGCGTCACGCTCCGCGGCAGGCCGTCTAGCGCGCCCAAATCGGGACTGGACCACTTTCCCTCAGAAAGGGCCTGATCTGTGATGGCTGAGTTCATGTCGATCGAGACAGTCCTGGCCGAGTACCGCGACGGAGACGAGCACGGCTGGGACACCGAGTTCGAATACCTCGAAACCCACCACGGGGAGCGGATCGCTGCGCTGCGCGCCAGCATCGCCGAGGAAGGCATGCGCGAGCCGGTGCTCCTCGGAAGCGACGGTCGCGTGTGGGACGGTCACCACCGGCTCTGCGTAGCCAACGAGCTCGGGATGAAGATGATCCCCGTCACCCGCCCCTGAGCACAGATAGATACACATCGACGCCCCGGCGTTCCCCTCCCTGTGAGGCGGAGCGCCGGGGCGATTCGTCGTTCTATCAGCGGACCCGTGATAGTCGCCCGAATATCAGCCGGTGACTGGTGATGGGGTCATGCGCCTGGCCTTCGATGGACTGCGCGGCGCGGTGCAGCAGCTGGTAGAAGCGGGCGGGTGTGATGCCGAGCTCGTCACGGATCCGGTTGTCCTTCGCCGACGTGTGCCGCGGCCACCGCGCCTCGAAGTCGAGAAGCGTGCCAACATCCATCCACACAGGATCCTCGGGGCCTCCGACATCGGCGTACCCTCGTGGACGTGATCGACGACCTCGAGCAACCGCGCTGCCCCACCTGTCACACGGTGATGCGTGATGACCCGCGCGGGTTCGAGTGCGTCACCTGCGGCACCGTACACCTCCGCGACGGGGGACGGTTCCAGCGCGTCGTTGACGCCGGGTAGCATCGTGGGTCTCGGCCGGAGGAAGGACACTTCGGCCACCCGTGACGAAGAACCGCCGCTACGAAGCGCACTACGACA